CGCACCATTCCTGTTGCACAACTAAAAAATTAAATACTATATTTGCAACCGCAAAATCATACACGGTGGTTGTAGCTCAGCTGGTTAGAGCACTGGATTGTGGTTCCAGGGGTCGTGGGTTCAAATCCCATCATCCACCCATATACTAACCCAATTAATTGTTATTCAATTAATTGGGTTTCTTGTTTATTACCTTGACACACACCTGACACACTTGGTCATCTGTTCAGTGCCTCTAGCAAGTATCTTAAAACTTGTAAAAATGAAGACACAGACAGAAAAACTACCCTACAAAGAGGCAACATTAAACGATCGTGGTGGTAAACTAACCAGCCGGTGGTATATCCAGTTTTGGGTTTGGAGTGATCCGAAAAGAAAAACTATTCGGCGATGGGATTACTCCGTTGATCAGCAAAAAGGGAAGGACGAAGCTGATACAATTCGCGTCCGGATGGCTTACGCCAAGGCTCGCATAAAAGCAATCAATCAATTGCTTGAAGAAGGTTATCACATCAGCAATGAGGTTGAAGAAAAGTCGATTGATTTGACCGTTCGGAAAGGGATGGAATATGCTCTCAAAATATCAGGACTAAAGGGTGGATCATATAATTCGTATTCATCTTGTATGAATATCTTTCTTGATTGGGCAGAAAAGAATGGATTAGACAGCATTCAACTTGATCAGTTCAAACAGAAATATGCTTACCAGTATATTGACTGGAGAATAAGTTCCGGGATGAAAGGCACGACTATAAATAATGATGTCAGCTACATCAGGCGCCTATGGAGCATACTAAAGAAACGGGAAATTATACTGAAAAATCCATTCTCGGAACTTGAAAAGCAGAAAGAAGAACGAAGCCTGAGAAACATGGCGTATACTGATACTGAAATTGAACTTCTGAAAGGTGAAATTTCTGTAAAGGATCCGGAACTTTGGAGTTTCGTTCAAATGATCTACAATACATTTGCCAGACCAAATGAAATCAGGCAATTAAAAGTATCTGATATCAGGCTCTCCGACCGATTGATTTATATCGATGCGTCGATTTCAAAAAACAATAAATCTGAATTTGTAACTATCCCTGATTCACTTCTCGATACAATTATTGATCTGATAAAGAATAGAAGTTCAGGCGACTGGCTTTTCCCAGGTAAAAAAACCTGCATTTCTAAAAATAGGATGAATGACAGGCACAGTAAGTATTTGGAAAATAACAATTTTTCGGATGATCATACGCTTTATTCCTGGAAACATACCGGAGTCGTTAAAGCATATAAAGCAGGGGTTGACCTGAAGCGGATCCAGCTCCAGTGTCGCCACCATTCAATTCAACAAACAGACACTTACTTGAAAAGCATGGGTTTGTATGAAAACCTTGAGATAAAGTTGAAAATGCCTCCACTTTAGCACTTACAACCTACAACAAAAAATCCCGGACCTATGCCCGGGATTTTCCCTAATTAAACTAACTAACTAACTAACTAACTTCGGTATCCGACCTGATTCTTATCTTCCCTACTGATACCTTATTTTTTGATTGTAAATTTTGGCTTTTCAGCGCTACATCAGTTATGCACGTTCGAAAGCTATAATTGCTGTATTCGGTAAAATTATGTGCTTTCATTTTATTATTTATCAAGTAAGTAGGCTGAGTAACAAGATTAAATACCTGTATTTCAACACCACCTCCTTTCCTGCAACTGATTACGTTTTGATACTTCACGTTGCCAATCCGATCAAAAGTGTAATTATCCTGAAGCATTGCTGCATCAGGAGCTACCAATTGATGATCGATAACAAAACTTACCTGATCGGAGTTTGTGGCTTTCACCTGTTCGCCAGGTGGCCAGATGACTAACATTCCGATCGCAAAAATGCAAAGTGCAATAAACTTTTTCATGCGATAAATTTTTGGTTATAAATAATGAAAATCAAATTTTCAGATTTTTACCTGCAGCTAAAAGGACAACTATTCATTTCTATCTCAGTTTTTTTGTAGGGTATTTAATGTTTTTGATTTCTCAGCACTTCCGGCTGATGATCCAAAGTAGTAGCTATAAATCTGCACTAAAATAGCAGACAATATTCCTAAAATATATAGAACCACATCTTTTGATTTATCACTGATTGAATCAGGTGAAAAAATCAAGATATAGAATAAAATAAATGCGAGGATGACAGTACCTAATGCCAGGTATGCAGCAACGTTTTTAGATAGTTTAGTTGCATTTTCGCTGGTCTGTATTGTTGCTCCCATTGTTCGGGCATTGGCGACATCCGATAATACCATTTGCTGTTCTTCATTCGACAGCTTTTTCATGTCAATATTGTACTGCATTTCAGCCTTGACAATCTCATTGTCAAGCGTCTGCTTTTCTTCTTTTGTGGTAATCACATTGTCAAGCACTTTGCCAACCGAATCGATCAGCGTACCGGCTCCTCCTGAAAATAAATCGTTTAAAAATCCCATTATTGTCTTTATTAAGCGTTTTCTCCTAATGCCCTTAGAACCCAACCATAGAAGTACTTCCGGCTGGTAGGTCGTTTCTTCACGATATTCACGTAGCGTGCAATTTTGGCAACGGTGAATGCTGCTAGGAAGTGTTCCGGATCAAAAGCGTTGATTGCATTTAATGAATCAGGGCCTATTACGCCATCTGGCTTTACACCTACAACCATTTGCGCAAGTGCCGAACTGGTGCCAATACCACCGTTTACACCAAAATCAAAAATTGAGCTGGCCACTTCCTGATTTTCGATTTGATCACCATTCATTTTATCCCAGAACGTAACACGGTAAAAATCTTCAACCGACTGCTGAAGTTCAGGATCTTTGTCCAGGTTGGCCGGAAAACCAGATTGCCGTTTCAGCATATCTACTTTAGTCCAACCGTCCCATTTGCTAAAAATTTTGCGCGAAACACCTTTATAGGTTTCGCCACCCGGATCATCTGGATCATTGCCGTAACCGCCTTCATGGGCAATCATCAATGGAAATGTTTCTTTAAAATTTGCCATGATTATTTATTATGAGCGAAAGATCGAATGGACCTTCCGTTGGTTTTAGTTTTCTTCCTATCAGTTTTTTAATCGATCCTTCTGGTAGGTAAATTATATTGTACTTACAAATATCTGTGCGGCTAGGATCATAGTCATAGATGAGTTCTTTCCCATGTTCAATTCCAAGGAATGGCATAGCTATTTAATTTTAGCAAGTTCCGATTTGATGTAATTGAGCTGCTTCGTCAAGCGTTCAGTGTAGATAGGCTCAAATGTTTTAATCGCTTCTTCGAGCCGGTTGATTTCGTAAGTGTATTTATTCACCATCCATACCGTGTAAAAATGTTTTACTGAAGTCGGAAATAGAGGTTCATTAATAACTTTTGATGTCCCAATATTTATTTCATTTACCTGAAAAATCATTGATTTTGTTCCTGGCTTATACCAGAATATGGGCTTAGACTCATTTACTTTAAAGTCTCCTACAGAGTCGGTATACTGACCGTTATATTTCAAAACGGTAATTTTCCCATCCAGATCAATCAGCTTACTAACAACTCGTTTTCCTGCTTCCAAATACCTGGCATATTCTTCCTGATCTGCTTTTCTGACTCTGGTTGGTACTGCTGAAGTCAATAGAAACAATGCGATGAGTAAAAAGAATATATTTTTCATTTTGAACTTTCTTTAAATGCATTATCAGTTTCCAAATCATTAATCGTCTTTGTATTTTCTAAAATATCAGCTTTTCGATCTTTATTTTCTTCGCTGGTTTTTAGTTCAACTTTTTTAATTTCATGCTTGATCTCAATATCTTCCTTGAATAAATTTCGAAAGTTTGAAGCGGTAACTACAGCTCCGGCTATTGAAATGCAAGCGATAACAATTCCAGTGATAGCAAGCGGTTTCCAAAACCTATAAACGGCCGTAAATTTCGATATTGGCTCATTGTGAGGGCAATTAACTACGTGCAAATCTTCTGTTTTACTGAGGTTTTTAATCTCTTCGTCGTGCCGGTTCACCCTTCCATTAGTCCTTGTCGTTTGCTCGCGTACAAAACTTACTTCCTGTTTGATTAATGCTAGTTCTCCTTTAATTTCAGCCGTATTAGCTGCACCAATGTCAGTGATCATCTGACGGATAGAGGAAATGTCCTTTTCGGTCATAGTAGTATCGTTTTTATTTCAAACTTAATCCCTAATACCAGCTCCGGAAAGGACAAAAAAAGCGACCGAAGCCGCTTTTCTAAAGTTTAATGCCGGAAGAAGTTATCTCCGGCTATTTGTCTGGCTTTGTCCTCGTCCGATGTCCGGATGTACCTGAAAAAGCTTTTCTCCGTCGTGTGCCCGGTTAATGCCATAATCTCATAAGTTTTAATGCGGCCAGTTTGGTAAAGATTAGTAGCTGCCGATCTTCGGGCAGTATGACTGCTAATCATCTCCCATTTTTGTTTTGTTTCAGAAACTAATTTTCCGCCTTTAGTGTAGTTGAAAACGATTTCTTCAGTAAATCCTACCCGCTGACAAATCTTTTTGATGTATCGATTAAAATGTTGGATGCTGAGTCCTGGAGAAACTTCACCATCGTACTTCGTATAGATTTCACGCACATAATTGTGTAGCGGAATCGTTACCTTTTTGCCTGTTTTCTTGGTGATTTTTATAATATAATCCTTTGTGAAGTTATCCCGGGTTAACGTGGAGTAATCGGAATAACGCAATGCAGTCAGGCAACCTACAACGAATAGATCCCGGATTCTTTCCTGTTTTTTAGTGAGGCCTTTGAAGTAATAAATCCGGGTGATTTCGTTCATCGAAAGATAAACGGTAAAAATCTCTTCCGGATCCACGGTTACATCGTCGTAACTTGAGTCAACCGCATAGCCATATTTCGCAGCTTTTGCAGCCATCGCCTTAACGAGCGAAAGTAAAGTGATGATGTACGTTTGTCGAAGATCCTTCTCCTGTAGATAAAGTATGAAGTCGTCCATAAAATCTTCGCCAACGCTATTGGTGAAAATATCGGCTTCGTACTCTTCGGAGAAAGCTTTCAGGTGATTAACTAGGGTGTTGTACCCTTTTACGTAACTGGCTCCCATCCGCTTTGCCTTTCTCAAAACGGTCTGGTCAATAAAATCAATAAATAAAACTCCGGTTTTTGGTTCCGACTGGATCAGTCGATTGATGTAGTCCCGCTTTCAGTTCGCGTTGTGGACCAACTTTAATGCAGTATTCATTTCGTATTTCTCCCAAAAGAAATAGCCTAGAGTGGGGAGCGGTTTACGAAGACCGCCAGACACGAATGTCTGAACACTCAAGGCTACGCCTCAAATATAGTTAATATTTTAATTGGAAGTTTCGTAATTTTTCCCACTTCTAAAATACGATAAATCGGTCAATTTTCCGCTGAAATTGACCGATTTATTTTGTTAAAAGTGAGCTAAAATAGGTTCAAATAGTCCCAATGACGAATTAATCAGTGAGCGTTAAAATCTGGTCGTAATGCAGTTTTGCAACCTTATACGAGCCAACATTTGATACAAGATGTAACCCATCAGTAAAAAGGTCTTCCTGTACTATTCCTGCATCATTCCAGTTTATATAATGCGTTTTTGTATTATTAGCTGCAACAAGATTTGACATTGCCAATCTCATGCTATTTCTTGTCATTCCTGCCGTGTTTGCAACTTCTCCGGTCGTATCAATTGGTAACCCCCAATTATAGACTCCGGCGCAAATAATATGAGCGGTTGGGTTCTGACTTCTTATATATGCAAATAGACTAGCAATTCCAGCCTGAAAAGTAGCATCCGAAACGTTTAAGATATAGTCATTAAAGCCACCTGTCAGAAATATGATTTTTTTACTCGAAAGTGTCGTAGGCGCTGATGCAATACTAGCCCTCAGTAATGTTTCAATTTCAGTTGATAACTTTTTTCCTGAATATGATAATAATGCCTGATTTGAACCAAGTAATTTTGAAGATAATATAGACTGCCATAAATAATTTGCCATCGAGTCACCGATTACGCAAGTTCCCTCATTTGCCGTGTTAATTGATCTTATTAATGTTTTATCGGCGGAATAAATCAGCAAATCGGCATTATTTTGATGATCGAAGAAAATCCTTGAATTTAACTTTGATGGAATGTTACATTTACGCAAAAGTTTTGGAAGCCCTGCTGAAAAGAATGAATTAGCTTGATCATAGCCTAACATTGAGCTATCTAGTTTGATTGCATAACCGTAGCCCAACGATTTATTGGCCGGAAATTCCTCAGAAACCCATCTAGTAATAAGTCCTGTTCCGGTTCCTGTTGTATATTTTGAAAGTGTAGACTGTGAATTTTCATCATAAGAAATATTTATCGCAGCTTCGGAAGATATATATTTGCAGTTAACTCGACTATAACCGTATATGGCATTATGGCAATAAACATTCTGATAAACCGCTCTATTTCCTACCTGATCCTTATAAATTCGAACAACAGGAGATGTGTAGCTTACTGAAAACTTAGATTCTTCACCCTCCGCAAAAGCAAATTTAGTTCCTCCACAATTAAGATAACAAATTCCTCCGTTCAACGTCTGATTAGCAAAAGTCTGATTACCTAAACTCAATGCGCTTACATCAATCGACTGACTGATCTTGCCAACATCCGTATAATTAACGTCAGAAGGAATAGTCTTTTCTGCAATCAAATTTGCACCTACTCTTGTTATCCTGTAACGATACCAAACGTCGTCTGCTGCTGTTGTAATTGAAGTGAACTGAATGTCAGCTACAGTTGATTGATTCGAGCGATAACCTAACATCTGAAGCATCGTCGTGCCAATTTTTACACCATGATTAGTGCCATTCCCACCTATCACAATAGAGCTTGTTGTCCCAGGCTTTAAACATGCTATAAATTCATGTTTTAAACCGTCCGTAGCCATATTGACAATTATTGCAGCATCAAAATAATGAATTGCGGAAACAGGAGGATATAGGCAACTCTGCCAAATATTTGCATTAACCTGGACAGGCGAATAATCAATAGCCTTTGTTCCTAAATTGCTGGATAATGGTTGAGCATCCTTAAATAATCGCTGAACCAAATTCGCAGTCGGAATTTGATTTGAATTTGTCCCAAGTCGAACCATTTTGCCAACACCCATATTGCGTATAATTCCTGCCATGACTACAGCGGTTTTAACCAATAGGTAATACTGTCGGTTGCTGCGGTTTGAGTCACCGAAGTAACTTTATTCACGAAAGCCTGATATTCGCCCTGATACATGGCTATTCCGGTAATTGCTTCATCAGTATCTGCCGATACTGTAACACCGACTGTTTTTTCAAGCGATGCAATTTTACTCCCATCAACCCGACAATTACAGCAATAGGCATAATGCCCGGCTTTAATCGCAGTTTTAGCAACTCCAGTCACAATCTGAGGAATTAAACCAATCAAATCGGTTAGAGAATCCTCGGTCGCTGGATTTATTTTCTCGCTATTTTTATTAAAAAGTTTCATGTCTAAAGTTTTTAAATGTTTACTCAAACATATATCAGCACATAGGTTAACGAAAGGACAAAAAAATCGACCTAATCCGCTTCGATCTATTCCACCTTAAAGCCTTTAATCTCAGTAATGCCTATCCTATCGATAAAAATATCACAACTCATTTCTTCGATTAGGAATTCGCCTTCTCGTGTTCGGTACTTACTGCATATGTTATAGATCAAATGTCGTAGCATATTTACAGGCAAATCAAATTCGCCGGTAACAGGCAAACGATTTGCCCAAAATGGGTTCCAAAATTTCCAGTATTTGGCAAGTATTCCTTTTCCAGCTTTCGACCAGTCAAGTGCAAGCGTAAAGCTTTCATTGCCACCATCGTTTTCGCCGTTATAAAGTAGTAGCCTTGGTGAAAATGCCTGTTGTGGAGCAAGCCATGAATTCATATTGCCCTGTTGTTTGGTGAAAAGTCCACGTTTTGCAACTACTACATCGTAATATTTTCCGGATAGTGTTGACCATGCCGTTTTTATTTCTTCAACTTCCTCTCGACCGTACCGAAACCAACCATTTTGATAGCCAATCGAAATTTCCTGCCATCCCAGCACGTCGGTAGTTTGTTCCTTGTGTGTATCTTGGTCGTAGGTTGTTTGCGAAATCCATTTATACTCTGCATAAATATTATCCTGAATAAGAAATCTAATTTCACCTTCAGTCGATCCGGTTAATAATTGCAGGGCATCCCAATTATCAACTGGAGTTTTAATGTCGGAAATGCGATCACTTAAATCGGTGAAACGTTCGCCAAAAACAAGATCCTGCCCATCATGATCCCAAATAAACTTGAGCGCTGTATTTTTCTTTTCTCCAATTGCCCAGGGTTCCAGAAAATAGCTATTTAAATCGATTGACGTTCCGGCAATAATCTCATCGCGTGAAAAAACGTTGACTGTGTTGTTAGGCAAAAAGTGAAAACAGCAATTAGTTAAATTCTGAGTTGACAATAACAAGTCTCCCAGCTTCATTTTTGGAAGGTGATTTTTGGCCAGTATTGGTTTAGTATAATCTCGCTTGTAGGAAACAATGCGTTTGCCCATCGACTTAACAGTTTGCTCTCCGGCCGGTGGCGGAGTGCGGCCTTCGAATAAGTCGTCGTAAATATTAATTTTCCATTCATATCCGGGTCCGATGAAACTTACATCAAATGTATTAAGAGTCATGTCGAAATTATTGTAGATACAAAGTGTTCTCAGGTCAGTATCGACATCTAAAAAATTAGTTTTTACAAAAATATTGTTTGATTTCAGCGCTTTGGCAATTACATGGTTTAAAAAGAAAAAAGGCGATACAACGGTTAAATCGGCAGCCTCATATTCTTTAATCTGTGGTTTGTGTGTTCGATCTATAGTTAATGAAATATTTCCTGTTTTGGCCCATATTCCTCCAACGTATGGGTTAATGGCATTTACTTTCGAATCAACTGTTTTGTCGAAAACATAGCGTAAAATCTCACAATCGTAGGTTACATCTTCCAATTCGCCAGTTTCTTCGTTCAGTTGCTGCTTTACACGTTCATCCATCAATCCTTTATCTTTGAAAAACTCAGGATTTTTAACCGGGAAACAACAATACGGATGTGTATCTGGACTGAAATTGGTTGAGTTTTGCCATTCTATTTCTTCTGCGAACTCTGGTATTTCAAGAATGCTGCGCTCCTGTTCTTTTTCGCCCAATACGCCAACCTGATCGATTAATGTTGCATCGTAGGCGCCTTTCGAAACTCCTGTGATTGTTAATGTTCCGGCCATCAATAATAGACCGCTAAAACGAACCTCAAATCCCTGGAACTTCTGATCGTTACCTGAGCGATATTTTGTGAATCGTTCGGATCGACCAAAAATGAGTGATGTATGCTCGTTAATTGGAATTGACAGTCCAAGCCCATAACCTGATGGTATTTTCTCGAAATCGACAACCGGACTCTTCCAGGTTAAGCGCATACTGAAATCGACTGGCAGTGGAATAACTTGTGAATTGAGGGTTAGAGTGAGCATAGGTAAGATTAATCAAAAGTAAAAGTCAGTGCTTCGGCAGCAAATTTAGGTTGAATGCCAGGTTCAATTAATAAATCAGCGGTTAGTTGTACCCATGCGATTCGATCTGATTCGGTTAATCCGGTATTGTTTTTCCAAATTTCAACATATCGAATGGTTTCAGAACCTACAGTGCAAGCTCCAAAAATTAAATCGGCTATATTCTTAGCCATATTCGCTGTAATGCTCCAAGCGCCTGAAGTTCTAGCAACAGCAATGCCTTTCGCCACATAACCAGTATAGGCACATTCGGCGCCTAATGTAGCGTCATCGACGGTCACGGCATCGGTACAAAGTCTCAAGTATAAGTTGCCAGCAGCAGCAGATGCTAATAAGCCTGCTGAATCGCCAATTCCGGCAATTGCTACATTTTGAAACAAGTGTTTCAAAAAATCATTTTCGAAGGTATTTGATGCATTCATAGTAATTATTTTTTTATGAAGATACGTTTACACTTAAACCTTTAGTAGTCAGAGAATTTTTAGCGGAGATACCATTATATCCTCCTGAAGTTGTATCAGGAGCAGCATTCGATCCATCAATATTAAATTCTTTATATCCACCATCTAATATTGCTACAGAATCTGCCTGTACAAGCCAATGATTGACGTCTGTTGTTACCATACCATTATTTTTTAATTCAATTATTCCATAACTATTTACGCTTGCTGCCCACCAGTTCGACGGCATAATTATATAATCCAAATTATTACCATCGAGATATATTAATGTTATAGTGCCAGAACTAAGTGTAGTTGGAAAAACAATATTTGTGATGCCAGAAGATGTTCTAATTTTTAATGTTGCGCCGGTAGTCCACCTTACCAATGCAGATATATCAATAGTTCCTGAGATTCCAGTATTTTCAAGAGCAAAATAATTAATTGCTCCAACTGTAATAATCGGCAATGAAACTAAAGATATTAAGTTGCCAGACAAATAAATAGATCCTGCGTTTGTGAAAGAGGTTAATGATGATAGATTAATGTGTGAAATTCCTACATTCTGAAGAGATATAATTGATATTTTTCCACTATATGATGCAGGGAAAATAAGGTTTGGCAATGATGCATTATTGTTGAAATATAAATAAGTTGCTGTACTCAAGGAAGTAAACATCGATAAATCAACTTCATAAGATAAATTGCATGAACTTAAATATATATAAGATAGAACTCCTGTGCTTACCGAAGGAAACCGTATTTTATCTAAAAAGGAGTTGCTGTTTAAATTTATTCCGGTTATAGACTTAAAGGCATCGTGTGATAAATCTAATTCACCAACAATATGATCAGATGAAAAATCTAATGTTGTAATTTCGCATGTACCTTTTCCATATAATTTAACTGTTTTTGACGTTCCATCTAATGTGGTACTTAAATTTAAGCCAGAGAACTCTGTTCCATCTACATCCCATTTATATTCGCCAGACGATATGGTTATTGCAGGGTCAAATGTTGTTGTTCCAGGACTATTTGTTATAAACTCGGCTAATAAATTCCATTCTTCGGAATTACTTAATTCAGCGCTCATGGCCAGTTCTAACGTTGCACTAACCTGCATATAAGAATAGGCAGTCAATAAAGCTTCAGAATTGAATCCATATCCCAATACTGCGTCCATTTTAACTCTTGAGGTAATTAGTGCAGCCATATTCATTCTTAATATACTATCAGCTTGAATTAACCATAAACGTTCGGCCAGTGCGCAGCGCTCATAACAAAAATGAATACGTTTTACATTAGCAGGCATACCCGAAACAGTGGCGTAAAGCTGGTTCGATCCGTTAACCCCTAGGGCAAGAGTCATCCCGGCATCGGTTAATAAATCGCTTTGCAGTATTACTTTAATTTCATCCGAATAGTCGAAGCTTAAGATGCTCATCATACGGGCTATCGTATTGGTAACCTTATTTCTGACCATCACCACGGCCTTAAATTCGCCAACTTGCTGATTGTACGGAATAACCGACCAGCTTGAGATAACTGTTTCGGCTGCATTGGTTGTATTTTCAATTAAAAAGCTTTCGTGATTTTCATCTTTTCCGGAGCGGATAATCTGGTTAATCGATTGATAAATATTGGTTGTATTGTTGACAATCTCTTCGTTAACAACTTCAATCACCTGTTGTGGTTTAAATTCCCTCCAAAGCGAGTCTATCAACTCTTTCATCTTTGGATCGCGCCACATGGCTTTCAGTTCGCGCCTGCCTCTCATCGGTGTGCCTCCAGTATTTTAATGGTTAGGCTATTGATATCTTCATCGCTGTCGTAAAGAGTAAAATCTCCACTTTCGATAATAACCGGAATTAATCGGTTTGTTTGATCTGGATCAACCATCCAGCGTTCTTTAGCTTCCAGAAAATCTCGGATCGATAATAGCTCAGCGCGTGTTTTGAAACCGGTATTTAGTTCCCAGTTTCGTTGACTACTTGCTGATACCGTCTTTAAACTTGCAGCCTTTGTTTTAGAACCAACAGGCACCGGTTGATATGCGATTTCATTCTCAGTTTTAATACCTTCAATATGCTTTCCTGTTAACCAAATCAAGTCGATACCCGAAAGAGGGTTTGTATAGTAAAACGTGAAAGATGATTCATGATAATCATGATCGACCAGAAAAGTACGATGCTCTGAAATATCCAACATACCACCTTCAGCATCACCTTCAGCATCGTTAATCCAAAATTCATAACTTTCAACAATTTCGCCAGGTTCGAGAGCCATACCCCAAAATACAGGTGAAAAAGTAAAACAGATTAATCCGGTTATATCCCAAATCGTATGCGATTGCGCTGCCTGAATTACCTTAAAGTTTGTAAAAGCTTTCAGATTGATGCTAATAGCCCGCGACGTTGTCCATCGGTTCAGGTACCAAAGCATCGGAATATGTATTGGCGATATCTTCTGAAAATTTGGGAGGTGAGTTAAAAATTTTCCATTCTGGATATAGACCTGATCGAAATTGGTATTTAGTTCATTGAGTAATGCCAACTCATAAGGCCTTAATTTTCCTTTGATGATACGAATGGTATGATCTGCAATTGGTGTATGAAACTCTTCCTGCCATTCGCCCAGTTCATCGGTCCACACTTCACCAATTTGCAATATAGCCAGTTTAGCAACTGCGTTATCGTAAGCAGCCCCAACTGGGGGATAATCGAAATAAAAAACTGCTGGGTAGTTAACTAGCCCGGATATATCGAAAACGGAAACTAAATCTTTAGGTGCAACTTCTTCGGTATATGGTGAGCCAATCATTTCAACACCAACCATATTCGTAACGGTAACTTTTAATGCCAGTTTATGATTAAGTCTTGCTGCGCTGGCTGTAAGCGTTATTTGAATAGGGTTTCCATCGAGATGAACTAATCCACCGGTGATCTCATGTATTACTGACATATCCTTCGATTTAATTTCTGAATCTAATATATAAAGCTGATATGGCTGTAGAAAGGACAAGCTTCGACGAGCTCAACTACCATTTTATCCTTTCAGACCACCTTTTGTCACTTTATCGTATACATTCTTTCTGCGCTCTAGCAGCTCTATTGAAATAGCAGGATCCCAGGATAGAAGCCGTTCGACTGCAGAGGTAAATTGCTTGGCGGTTTCGTCAGAGATTCCAGATGATTGCTGAACGATCATCGGTGAACTGGATGCGGTGGCGGCTGATGAAGATCCGGATAGCCCGCCTGAAGCAAATCCCTTTTTACCGGCTCCAATTGAAGCAACCACCGGACGGAGATCGAGACGGGCCAAAGATTTGTTTTTGCGTGCCATTTCCATAAGGTCAATAATTTTTCTTCCCTTTGGATCATTTAACATCCAGTTAGGAGCAATCCATTCGGGTTTTCCATCTTCGGCAACGACATAAGTAGGCTCGTTTGCAAATCCTCCAGTTGCGTGCTTTCCAGTTGCTGCGCTTTTTTTATTATCAATCCCTTTTTTAACAGCTCCTTCAGCAATTGATATAAAACCCTCCATAATAGCAAGCATGGCAGTGAATTTGATAACGCCAGATATTCCTCCACTCATAATTGAATCTGGAGTGGCCAGCGAACCACCAACAATCTGAGCCGCCCAAATTGGAGCTAATTGTTTTAAAACCTGTAGTGCCATTAAAACCAGAGCATCACCATAGGTCGCATATTCATCCAGCGAGCCATCAAGCATCGATGACAGTGATCCAACAATTGTTTCGGAAATTGCCTGATAATTTCTGGCTCTTTCTTCTAAAATTTTCTTTTCATCCTTTACCAGATCTTTACTTTTATCAATTGCAGCATTCGTATTATCGATAATCAGATCAATCCCGGCATCCTCGTTTTTCTGAGCTTCATCCTGACTTTTCTGATTTTCTTTTTCCATTTCTGAAATTGCAGAATTAAACTCTTTTTGTGTTTCAACTTGTTTTTGATTGATTTGACTGTCGACATCAACCGTGCTTTGCCCGTATTTAAGCAGTAATTTCCTTTTTTCTTCCAGATAGGCTTGTTCAGCGATAAGCTGCTGTGTTTTAAATCTTGAATCTGTCCAACCCTGCTCCAAGTATTGTGAGATTAGATTAGCCATAATTGCGTTATTTGAAGCATCAAGAGCCTCAATAGCCTTATCTGAAGCTTTTTTTATCTCCTTTGAATCCAGTACCGGAATTTCAGGAGTTCCACCGCCACCATTCGGAGGAGGAGTTCCACCGGCAGGCGTTGTTCTGTTTTGGCGCAATTCTCCCAAAGCATTGTTTAAATCAGTTTCGGCCTGCTTTAGCTCAGTAACCTTATTCCTGTTATCCTGCAATGCGGATGTTAGGATTGGAAGATCTCTCATTGCATCAAATTCTTTTTGTGTCAATACATTTCTGTATGAGTTTGGATCCTGCCCTGGAATAAGTTTTTTCCGTGCCTCTGCAGCAATTGTTTCAGCCGCTCCAATCTGTTTAATCAATTCAAGCTCTTGGATTTTCAACTCTGTACGCTCCCGGTAATTTTTGGTGAGCATATCTTCTTTTATCATGAGCAAAATCCGGTCTTCGTATTGTTTGTTCACATCTTCAAGCCTTTTCTGAAGCTCTTCATTGGTCGCTTTTTCAGCATTCAGATTGCCTAAAAAATCGGGATAATTTTTCTGCAGTTCAGCAATCAAATCATTGCGATTCTCTTGAGTCGTATTTGCATTGCTGATGGCTGATATTAAAACATTTAGTTCACGCTGTTCGCTACGCAGTTTGGCTTCAACCGGCTGTTCAATCATCTCGGCAGTTTTACCGACTAATTTTTCAAAGAAACTGATAAATCCGGAGTTAATAAATTTTGATCTGATATAGGTTGAAAGCTTATCGTAGCTACCAGCCAGGTTGTTGTTTTTGATTGCATATTCCTGATTCAATGATGTACCTTTTGTCATAGCATCATTAGCAAGATCCTGCTGCTCACGAAGCATTTTAGTATTTGATGACAAAACAGCCAATGCCTGTATTGCACGAGCTCCATCGATACCCAATCCATCAAGTTTAGCGGCCATCGTTGACAAACCTTCGTTGTTACCGTTTAATCCTTCCAGAAATTTAATGAAGGCTTCATTTGCATCAGTTTTGAGCAACTTGCTAAAATCACCAACTTCCATTTTGGCGATTTTGGCATATTTTGCCGGATCGGTAAACATATCAACTACAACTTTACTCTGAGCAGTAGCAGCCATTTCAACATTTTGCCCAAGCTGATCAAACGTGGAGGCATAACCCATAATATCAGCCGCCGTAACTTTTGCCTGAGTTGCAATACCTCCGACCCGTTTCATGTATTCAATCAGGAATTCGGCTGATGCATTTGAATTGTTTGCCACCTGGTTTAATCCGGATCCCATTTTTTCCATACTGGTTTTGAAGTCGGTATTGTATTGGACGCCAACTCTGAATATCTCAGTAAGTTTACCAACTTCACGTATGGCCAGTTCTGTATTTCCTCCCAAATCATCACCAAGCGAAATCTTGATTTTGTTGGCTACTTCAACAAAATCCATGATGTCTTTTTTACCCGTTTTACCTAACCGTCCGGCTTCCTCGGCCAATGCCAACAATTCAGATCGGGGGGTGCGTGTATTTAGATATTTGAAATCCTGATACATTTCACGGACCTCACGCCTGGTTAGGTTGGTGGTCTTCATTACATCGGCCAATGCATCATCGAGACCAACCATGCCTTTAATAAATTGACCCATCGAAAAAACAACTCCAGTTATTGCTGCAGCACCAATTGCAAACATGTTGAAGTATTTATTTGCAGCATTTGCAGCACGGGTCATGAATCCTGGTTGTTCTTTAAGCGTTCCGTTTATTTTTGAAAACTCATCTTTAATCTGACTTCTTTTATCCCATAATGCTTTGTATTCTTTTGATTTACGATTCAGTCCATCCATTTCTTTATTAACAGCAGCCAAAGCTTTACGCAAATCTGGTGCAGAAGCCTCTGAGATATTTTGCAATACTTTATTCACATCAAAAGCCTCGCGCTTTATTTCGCCCATGGATTTCTGGGCTTTTTTCATCTCACGCTCAGCATCCTTCATACCTTTTAAGTTGCCTCCTTCCATGGCTTCAAACATCTTTTTACGCCATTTATCAGCTTCATTTTGAAGGTTTTTTAATGCTGATTTTGCCTGTTCGTCATTAATGTAGACTGGTATCCGGGCTTCTTCGTTAATATTGGCCATTTGATGTATTATTTGTGATTTATTAATCTGTTTTCCACGTTTTATGATTATTGGTCCAACTTCCAGATTGTGAGCGTCTAATCTGGTAGTTCTTCGCTGTCCGGGAATTATTTTGCTGTCTGTATTTGACTGAGCGAAGATTTGTGACTGAATTGGCTGTTAATGTACTCGCATAACGCTGATCAAAATCGGCAGAAAGTGTATTGATCATTGACCAGGCAATTGCCTTGCTATATTGTTCCATCAGGATCTCCCGGAGCTTCATCACCTGTCCGTAATATTTACGTGAGAACCATTCTTTTGCTTTTCGATCTGGAGTAAATCCAAGGTCGCCTGAATTTCCTTTTGATATTTCCTTACCAACTCCCATATCGACAAAAATTCCATACAATTTGAAAGTAAATTCAATTTTGTCGATATCGATACCGGAATTAACTAGCAGATCCTGCATTAACGAATCATCAAGGTTACCTTTGTCGTAAACCTTCAGCTCTGTGATTTTTGCGTGCCATTTTTCGATGACAATATCAGCCCAGGCTGCAATAGTATCGTTAATATCAACTGTCCCATTCGGCTGCATCGTAGGTGAGGCTTACGGGGTTTTGAACATTGAAAATGAAGTACAATCCGGAGCAACCAAATGCGAAAGCCGGTGGAACTTCGAAAAACCGGATGTTTTCCATGTCGAGAACAGGAATGGATAGTTTGTCCTTGATGAGTTTACTCAGGATGGTGCGATAAATTGTTTTGGCTTCAGTCAGTACTTCCTTACGTTTGACCATGTCGCCGTAATCGGCTTTGCCCAGAATAAAAACAGTATATGGACGTCGTTCAAAGTAACCGGCACCGGCACCTCTGAAGGTAATACCATCCTGAGAGTCATCAACCGCAAAGAAGAATTTTTCGCGCTTAAAATTTGCCAACACTCCTTCCAGTTCGGCAACTCCGGATACAGTTGTAAACTTGTATTTGATTTTGGTGAGCTTCATTTTTCCGTGAAGCGTTTCCATATAAGTGATGGGATCAAACATGGTTATTTCTGATTTGCGAGTTCGTAATCAATTGCACGTTGTTCAAGTTCATCCAGGGCATCCCAAACAGGTTGCTTCAGGAGCTTATCCTTAATGGTGATATCACCATTGTTGAGTTGATGAATCATGCCGTTAATGTATTCGCGCGGGTTAAATGGCCTTCTTTTTCCTGAACCTTTTGAAGAAAACAAGGCTTTGCAGCGTTTGGGAACATAGGATCTGAAGCCGATGTACCACATAAAAACGGTGTATTTGATTGACGGATCAACCTTCCGAAATTGTTTGGCTCGCTTCTGTATTTTATCGGAATTCCACCGGTGCCATGGGCGACGGTATAAACACGATATCAGGTTATCCAGGTGTTCGTCCTTTTTCGTTTCGATGTAAGCAAAATAGAAGTTTTCGGCCATCAGGTATTCTTCGAACGTGGCGTTGTAAAGCCGGTACTGACGCGCACGAGCGAACCCGATCCAGGGCAACGGTTTTACTTCATCAGACTGAAGAAGAAAATCGACCGCTTTTTTCATTTCCGAAATCTGATCAGCATCGAGAATAAATGGTTTCTTGAGTGAAGAATGAGTACACCAATACGATCCGGGAGTATCTTTTAATTCGACCGAAAGCTTCAGACTCGTGAGATAAAATAATGCTTTTATCAGGAATTCAATTTCGGAATATCCCATCAGGTATAAACGCGAAATATACCTGAGCTGGTCAGGTGATAGTTCGCTTAATTTTGTTGGAATGTATAATTTCAGTTGATTCATTAGAATATACTTGAATATATTGGTGCATCAGTAGTATTCACATAGCTTGGCGCCATTCGTGCAAGGTATTCGCCACTGGAGGCATAGGTCGGGAAATCAGTCAGGTTTTGGTCGATGTAGCGCAAAGCATCGGCAGCAATCTTCTTTGCCGGATGTTCGTTGTCGGTTACCAGGCTTCCTAGCGCAAATTTCAGGAGTACGATTACTTTCAGGTCACCATTGGTAGCGTCGCTGTCACGCTGTTTTTCAAGTAATTCCTCGATATAATCTTTACTGAAAACTGGTTCAAGCTTGGTCATTGTTTCCTGAATCATTTTTGGCCTAAGCTGAAGAAAGTCGCGTCGGGTTCCGGTCCATTGGCTGTATTGCTGCAATTCGGTTGCTGTCCTGATCAGGCAATCGGTCATTACCGAATAAGCCGGAGATCCTTTCCATTCATCGTGATAATCGGAATGATCTTCCAGAAATGCGATCAACAATTCAACTTCCGAATCCCTCCTGATTAGGCACTGTTCCCTGAGGCGCTCAACACGCTCTTTACTGGCAGGCACTTTGTTGGTTGCCGAAATAACAGCAAATCCATTGTTCGTATGAATCAGATCCAGAAACGGGATGGCATCCCAATAGGCATGATTGCCAATAACCGATCTACACAGCAAAAGCAAATCAGCATCGGCAAAAGTATCGCCGTTTACAAGGTCATACAGGTCTTTCCCTAGTATCTGGTTCTTTATCCAAAGTTCGGCGCTCCGGACGTAAGGTTCAAAATCGCTGAATTCATCCATTTCAACAACAGTTGGGAGAACGGATTTTAGTTGATCAATTGTCTTGAGTATCATCTGGATTCTGTGTTTGTTTTTGGGTTCCTACTTTAGCATCTGTTTTCTGATCGAGCGTAGTGAGCATCAGGTCAGGAATATCATATTCCAGATCCCAGCCATTCACTTCGTTCAGCATATAGAAGGGTTGCAGCATGATGTCGCGCGGAAGTTTCTCAAGCGCTTGTTTCATCGTGAAAAGTTCCCTTGCTTCAGTACCGTTAATCGATTTATTTTTCCCAGGAGAGCTTCCGATCAGCGAAGGGTGTACGCCCATGGCGTAGGAAACAATATTGGCAGCTTCCTCCGAATCCTCGATGTAGTCGCCACCTTCTTTTTGATTATCAACCAGTGTAATACGAACCATCCTGTTTTCTTTTCCATTTGGATCGATGTAGTAAGTCGAAAACCACGATTTATTTTGATTGTCGACTCCGGAAAGAAAGTTCTTGATGTTACTTACTTCGAGTGTGCGACGCTCTTTTTTCTTGGCCGGATCGGTAATTCCTTCGCTTTCGTAGAGCCTGGTGAAGTATTCTTTGTGAAGTTCAACAATGTATTTGATTGCCATCCCGTTTTTCATTTTGGCCTTTTTTGCCAGCGGGATCATGGCTTTAAGATCGGACCAACCGGAATTGAAAGTACTGTAATAGTAGGGGAAAGGATAATACTTTTCGCCTGCTGTCGGGATCCGGTTGACAATTGCAAAAATACGATCATCGGTAGGTTCGCCCATTTCCCCGGTTTCAGGATCAATTTCTTTACCCAGGCGAATCATCAAATCGGTTACCGGATCATCCATATCGAGTAGCGGATAGACATGAACGTTGTCTTCTGTTGGGTTTAGAAGCCATGAGGCATAGAAAATATGTTCTATGTTCCCGGTATCAGGGTTACAGGTTTCGAACCGGCAATTGATGGCTTCTTTATGCCGAATCTGCACAATGTTTTTTCCTTCAGCATCGATGACAACAATAAGTACCGAAAAATAAAAATGCTTGATGTCGGTAAACTGTTCAGCCCAAAACTTGATCATGCTATTGCGCCGGAAAAATTTTTTGATTGCCGGATCGGTAACTTTTGAGCCGTCAGCGTTTTCAATCTGAAAGCCACGCCCGTATGCAGTTGTGATATTAAACCACATATTTGACGACATCACTTCATCGACACGGATTTTTTCGAGGAGCTGATATGGCAACTGGTTGTCTGATCCCCAGGGGACGGCTCCCAGGTAATCTTCTTTAACCCGGATGGGTGTTAGATTTTCGTAATCGAAAATGCTGCCTGAATCTTCGGTAAACAGAGCACCAAATTTATCATCAACTCCCGGTACCAGGTGAACACCGAATACTTCTCCATCGAGGGCTTCCTTGAATATCACCTCAGTATTTATGCCAGTTTGATTCTTTTTCATACAAATACCTCCTCGTCGCATACGTTAAAAATGAGCACGGCTTTGACCTTCCGAAATTCTTCAGAATCCAAAAATTTGAGATTAAAGGTATTACCGTGAAAATAAGAGCTGGTGCATACCACATTGTTGGCATGTACAATTGTGCCATCCTTTTTCCAGAATGAACAGGAGAAGGGCTGTTTGCTCTCAATAATTTTTCGTGCTTGTGCCAGGTGCAGCATATCTTTTTTTTAGAAAGATACTGCGGGGAGGAGGGTGGTAAAAGGACAGGTTATCCAACAAAAAAAGCCGAAAGAAGTTCCCTGATTTCATCGAGAATCATCAGGCGATCAGCTTCCGGCATGTCTTTTTCTAATTTTGTCAGGAGTGCATCAATGCGGTCCTGGTATTCAAAGCTATTCATAAAAGCCCCTCCCATCTTAATTTGCACAACACTACCCGGAAGGATAAATGTATATAAGACAGAAAGGGCCATAAATTTGACCCGTTCTGTCCTTCCGGTATGTACTGAATAAGTGTTGTGCGGTGTAAAGATAGAAAGATTTACAAATCAATTAAAATCAAGACTGATAACTTGCCAGTTATTACTATCAGCCCAATCAGATCCAATCTTTTTCATTTTGATAGTGTAGTTGTGCCTGATTTCTGTACCATAAGCGTTTTTTGCATCAACATACGATTCAATTACAATTGTATTATCAATCACGTTTGAAAATTTAAAATCCATAAATGGGAAATCGGCAGACTTAGGTGATATGAGCTTTTGTGTTACAAATTCCTTTGAAATAACGAAGGCATTATTCGCAAACTCTTTATCTACAACTCCCACCGATCTAGCATATTCCGCTGCTTTTTTCTCTTTTTCATCTCTTTTTTCGAGCATCTTTTTTTTATCGAAATCCTTATAAACTGCTGGAAAACCATCTACAATCGATGCGTATTCGTCTCCTTTCCCCAATAGCTCAGGAATATGAAAATAAATTATTTTATTCTTAGGTTTTAGAGTATCAGCAATAATCTTCAAATCCTTTTCAGTTACAAAGTCGAATGTGACAATTCTTGAAAAAAATTGAGTTTCATTATAAATTTCACACTTGATTTTTCCATTAAGTAGAAATTCAGTTTTCTTAACTTCTTTAATCTCTTGATTATCTTGATTTAATTTGGTGCTTTCTTCTTGAGAATATTTTCCAATATATATTAATACGGTGATTACAATAATAAAAAGAATTAGTTTTTTCATTCGATTGGTTTTTGGTTAAGTTAGAATTTAAGTGCTAAACCCAATCCGTAAGATGATGGTTGAAGAGATAATGTTCGATCTTCATTCATTGATTTACCAGCTTTAATGAGATTAGAGTGTCCAATAAAATATGCGACTAAACCCGAAAGACTTAAAACGCCACCATAAACAAAGCGATCATCGCCTTTCATGAATATTACAACTGCTGATCCTGCCAATGTCAGTCCAGATCCAATTAAATAGGCGGTTCCGGCATCAGTAAGGCACTTTGCCGTTTGTTTATAATTAACTGATGGATTTTTGTATGTCAATGGCTTTACTTGCTTTGCTTTAGGAGCCTGTGTCAGACTATTAGAATAATTGACAGCATTTTCATTAAACTTAATTGAACTATTAACTTCCAGCATATACTTTTTAATTGATGGATCAATGATTCCATTAATTGAATCGATCTCAGAATATAAGATAAAGTTTTTATTGTCCGGCAAGTTTGCTGGATACGTCAAACGATCTTCTGTCATATATCCAAAATAAGCTTTTGCATGTAAACCTGATTTTGTAACAATTATTTGTGCCATTGATGACAGAAATAATAATGACATTAAAGTAGTTAGTTGGACTGATTTCATTGAATTGGTTTTTAGTTTCTGCAATATACATCAATTGAACAATACAAGTCAAGCAGAAACCCCTTTTTGTAAGGTTCAATTTCATTTATGCTTTGGGAGAGATAATTGAATCGTCAAAAATAGATCAATAAAATACGGTAGAGTGCCGGTTATCTGACGAAGGAAGGAAACGTTGACGAAGGAAATAAGGCGAAGCCTGGCGGCACGGAACTCCTAATTTAGCGCGCCGGGGAATGGCACAAAGCCACCCCTGCGGAGTTGATGTGGTTCAACCTCCAGACCCGTGTTTTTTCAGATTCTCCGGTATTGTCCCGAATGGCTATTTCTCAAAAAACGTTGTAAAAAAAACTAAGCCTTTGCGCGCAAATCAATACTTTCAATTAATATTCATCTCCTGAAACCGTTGCAAGTTCTGCAACTGGTTCGGGTTGTTGCTCCGGTTCTGCTGCCGGTTCTGGTTTGTAAACCTGTGTATTTGCGAACAGGTAACAAACTGGCCAATATTTAAACTCTTCCGGCTCTGTTGCTCCATCTGGTACCTGTGAGGCTTTGCGAGGTTGCCCCCAGATTAAAAAAGCTTTTTCACCTTTACGAACTGTGGCACCTTCTTCCTTCCATTGCCAAAAAGTTTTAAACTCTTCAATCTCGGGGTTTGTCTCCTGATAGATTTCTTTTAGTCCTTCGTTCACACTGTCGTAAGCTCCCGACTTTACACCCATCCGGACGAACTTAGAAAGTTCAATTAATTCTTTTCTTTTTAGCAAATATTGCTCTTTCCGTGTTGATTCTGTATCTTTGCTCATGATGTCAATTTATTGATGTTAAACAAAATTTGGATTTGAAAGGCGGGAGGGATACCCGCCTTTTGTTTTTAGTCAAGCTTCAATTTCATTTTTCAATGATTCCCTTTTGCTGTCAACCTTCCCAATGATAAAGGCAATGAGTTCACCAATAATCAACGGATTTTTCAGGGTGTAAACTGCTTTTTTGCTGTAGCTGCTGCCGGTTTCGATGTTCAAATAAAACTCCTCATTTTCGAACTCGTTCGTTGCTGCAATTTCTGCAAGCCTATCCAGGTGAATAGTTAAACTTTCTTTGTCCATGTCAAGCTTTGACAATCTCCTGATCAGATCATTTTTTTTGTTGAAATACTCGACCCTTGTTTTAAGGTCCTGGGGAATTGCTGAAAGCTGTTTTTTTAGTCTTTCGTTTTCGGCTTTCAATTCTTCCGGTGTTTGTTCCGGTTTTGCGGTTGCAACTGGCAACGCTTTTAATTCAACTTCTGGGGTGTTTTCTCCCTTTTGCACCTGAAAAGGTACAGCAACTTTTTTTACTACCATGACATTAAATTTAAAATGTTAAACAAATTGGATTTGGATAGAATTTGATTGGTTTCCCTCTCATTTTCTAATACTAATTTACTGCTTTTTATCGACATGTGCAATAGAGTTAAATATTACAAATATCTGATAAGTAGAGTATTATGAGTATTTTTTAATAAAATAATGGGTTTATTTGAAGTAGGTTTTTAGATCAGCAATTTTTAATCAAAAATGTCATCTTAACCCGATTTAGTTACTTTCCGGGGTTTTAAACGCTATGTTGTTGAACATCAAATAAAAAATTTGCTCAAACTTTCAAAAAGTTTGATCTGTCTTGATAAAGACCCCGCACCGCCCTGAGCCGCTCGGAGTAATTACCGCCTCCTCTCGGCCTCATATATGCCTGCTGTTTAGAATAATTCTTAATAAGGCCGTTGGTGTGGGTGATCGTGTGCGTAGGGGTAATTACCCGAAGATGCTGATGATTGAATCATCATACTCATCGTTTACAGGAAACTTATTCATGCCAATGAATAGGGTATCCCAGGCATCAGTACCATCAGTGCGATGCTGAAGCAAATCTTCTTCTGATTCTGTAAGCTTCTCTCCAGACTTATCTTTCTTGAATCCATCAGCACCAACACGGATGCCTGTATTTTCCATAGCCAATAACAATGCTTCATTGTTTGGCTTATTGAATAGAGGAAATAGCCAGCGCTCTCCCTTCATTGCCTGAAAGATCATTTGATGCTTATCTTGGTGTGGCATTGGATTGCCCAAATGAACACGGTTAACTGACCAGCCCAATCGCTCAAACTCTGAGCATATGACTGAAGCAAAGTCATCATCACCAACGGCATAGTTAGTACCTATTGCTGTATTATCGTAGTAATAGATGACTGATTTCTTATTGTGATAACGATAGTATTTACAGAAGTCCTGAACAACCTCACGAATCTTCCTTTCATACTTTACATAGAAGCTCTTTAAAGTCTTCATCTTGATGCCTTGACGTTGCCCACATACGAGCCAGTTGATATTGGCATTGTAATCGAATGCAATAGAAATAGGCTTCTCTTTGTCAAGATCACCATCCTGAAGACAGTTATCATCTTTGGATTTATAGTTGAAATCAAGACTATCCAGGTAACTGTTATCAAAAGCCTCGTAGTAGTGCAGGCTTTCCTGCATTGCAGCATAGAAGTTATCACGCTGATTGTTGATCTTCTTACAAAGAATTGCAGTCTGAAAGACAAGAGGCGGAAGATCCCGTTTCATTTGTTTGATGTAGCTTTCACCAAGCAGCATCAGATTCTCAATACTGGACCATTCACGGTAATAAACGGCAACTGATCGAAGTTTAGCCAGGGAAATATCGAGTTCACGCAGATAGGTTGCGTGATATGGCTTTGGATCAATCATCATGCGCTGTTTTACTTCCCAACGCTCGAAAATCAGACCGTGAATCGTATCAATTAATTCTGGATCCATTTTCTCTTTATAAGTCAGGAACCAGCTCCCGGCTTTCGTTGTTGGCATGTCAGAAATGATCAGCATTCCATGATGCCAGGGACAATTACCAAAATGACCACGGAAACCACCATTTGCCGGAAAAGTTTCTTCCTTCAGCTTTTGAAATTTCAGGAATTTGGCTTCATCGAGAGAAAGCCAATCAAGCGTTAATGAGTTGGAGGATCCCGGTCGATCTTGAGATATAAACCTGGCAATAGTTCCATTGTACCAAATCATTGCATTTTCGTAGCTGGGAGGATCTATAATGGGTTTTGCAAAATTGCTGTTTTTAGGTGGTTTGTGGCCTATATAAAAATGGACATCACGCTTGTATCCCATCATTTCAAGCGCCTGAAGCGTACCGGGCAAAGTTCTGGAAAGTATTTGCTGATACGTACTGCCTACAATTCCACCAGTTGAACGGGGCATTGCTTGCACGTTGCGAAGATTAAACGGTGCAGCGAATCCATGTGATTTACCTAAACGACGACCACCGGCAATTACCGAAGTATGAGCGCCGGTGTACATGAACTCCAGCTGGGGATCGTTATAATAAATCTTCTTTTTCGGTATCTGTTCCATCGCTTATCATTTCTTCGTAAGGCACATCTATGATTTCAATCTCTGAATTGTATTTTTCGAGCATTTTCCGCTTCTTTTCCCGGATGTCAGGGTCTTTCTTCAGCCCTAGTACTGTTGGGTCGTCTGTAGGCTCAAATGGCTGTAATGCGATCTCATCAAATGGCAACGGATCAGCATCCGGTTTATCCAGTTGATTGTATTTACCTTTTTTATCGGCAGCCATAGTCATGGCTTTCGGATCTTTCTGATTTTTTGCCAGTTTATAGGCTGCATCGAGCATGGCGTTAACCTGGTAGCGGATCCATTCTTTAGAGGGGTTTTTGATGTCGCCCAGAAGTACTTTAATGATCTGAATATCTTCGTATGCCGTGCTTTTCACCACATCGAATTCATTCATCAGATGGTCCCGGATGTCGGTTTCTGTTTTGGTCGGATATTCGTACCAATAGGTATATGCAACCCTGAGACGTTTGATTCGCTCTTGGTAGGCAACCGGCACCTGATCAATATCAGCGTAGAGATGTTTCTGGCAAATTTCTAAAGTCGATGGGCGTGGCATGTTATTCGTTTTCTTCCTGGTCAATTATGAAGCGGTGAACCATGTCAACCGCCAACGGACTGCCCAGTTTGGCTAATTGTATTTCCCCTTTTCTCAGCTCCAGTATGGTTTCAGCTTTTCCGGATTCATAAGCTTTGTAAGCATCACCACCTTTATGCTTTATCTTTCGTTTGAATTCCTCATAATCAATCTCAAGCAACAAAGCGATGTGTTCCGGACGCATGAGTTGTGAGGCGAGCTCTTTAATCTTCTCCAGTTGTTCCGCTGAATACTGCATTGGCATCAATCATTTTTTTTTTGTTCCTCCTGAACGGCTTTCAACAGATCATCATAGATCTCCGGATGTGTGCAGATCATTCCACATTCGATCCGATTTCCACGCGTTTGGTTCTGACTGGTTACTATCGATACTTTCCAATCTTTATTCTGAATCAGCAGAACCTTAGCGTGGTTATTTCCTAATAGAAGCTTTTCAGCGATGT